TATACTTTAAAACGATAAACAATATTTCATCTACTGCAATTCTTACACATTGCTTACAATTAAAATGTCCATGAGTATAGTCAATATATGTCCTATACATTTCCTCTGCTTTTTCTTTTGGAGTCATCTTAAAATGGGGTTTCTACTATGGTACTATCAAATCCGTTGTCAATCGTATTAATCACCGAGTTCTTGAATAATATATCAGGTTGGGTGAACCTAAACAAGGTCTCCTTGTCGTCGCTTACTCTGTTGGTCATCACGTCACAATACCTAATAGCTGAACCTGTGCGTCCGTTCCTGTTCTTGAGTATCACATAGTCTAGCTCGTGGGTAAACTCGGGGTCAGGTAGGTTCTGAGCTCTTGCCTCTGACATTGCGTAGTAGTCAGGGCGGTATAGCCCTATGACAATAGACGCGTCCTGCTCGATGTTGCCACTTGAACGCAGGTCAGATAAACTTGGTCGCTTGTCAGTCCTAGACTCTATTGAACGTGATAGCTGAGACAACGCTATAATAGGAATGTCGAGCTTACGTGTTAGCTTTTGAATCTTACTTGATACAGATGACACCTGAGCAAAGTCACTCTGGTCTTTAATCTGATTGTCTCTAATCAGTTGCATATAGTCTATGATGACTAGGTCTATCTTGTTCTTCCTGCACTCAGCAGTTATGATAGTGGAAAGGTAGTTCATGTCCCTGTTATCTGAATCATAAAAGAATATGGGCAAGTCCCTTAGACCCCTAGCGTCTGACTTAGAAATTATATCGATGTCTTCCTTGCTTATCCTGTATGCCCCCAAGTCTGAGTACTTGTAGTCGGTAGCTTCAGATGAGATAACCCTGTACAACAAGGACTCCTTTGGCATCTCTAATGAAAGAAACAATACATTAGCTCCTGACTTAGCCCCTGCCTTGGCGTGTTCCAAGCCTACAATAGTCTTACCCATCGAAGGTCGGGCGGCGATTACTATCATACCACTCTGCCATCCGCCTAGCGTGTAGTTAAGTAGCCTGCTTCCTGTGTCGATGCCTGAGAACTTGTTCTTTCCCGCGTTGTCGCCCAAGTCCTTGATTACGTTGTCGTATATGTCCTTGATAGACGTAACCTCCTCGTTGGTCTTCTCTGCCTGCAACGAATCAACTCCACTAAACAAAGTAGACTGAATCATAGCCGAGTCCTCGCCGTTAAGTATCTGAGAGTTTACCCTAGATATGATGCCCGCAATGTTACGCTTGACCTCAAGCTCCTTCAACTGAAAGCATACGTCCGTCAAGTCAAATATTCTCTTACTCATCATCTTTAGTACCGCAGAGGTGTCAACACCTAACTCCGATTCTTTTGATTTAAGCACACGAAATACATCGAAACGTGTGAACGTATTGCTGACCTGAGATAATTCAACCATCGCAACGTATGACGCCCTAGCTAGTGTGCTAGTAAACGAGTCGGCATCTATTATTTTATTAGCTTCTTTAATGTAGTGTGTTTGTTCTAGTAGGTAGCTAATAACGTCGTCCTCTAGCATCGTGTCAACAAGTGTGTTCTTCATTCTCTTTTTGGATTAATAGTTATCAGGTACAATAATTCTGTCGGCGGGCTCGGCGGGTCTTGGAGTTGCTTTCGCGTCTTGGTTTTGGCTTTTAGGAATAAAGACTTTGTCTAACCAAGCCTTGTTTCTTAGGTAGGTCAATGGGTGCTTTCTAAATTGTACATCTGGAGTTGACTCGATGTATAGCGGTAGGGTCTTAAGAATCTTGTCTTTGTCTATTGTGTTTATAAACTTCCATTCGCTATAGCACTTGTCCTTTTGAATCTCCTTGTTGTATAGAATCCAAAACTTTTCGAATCGGTCATCTACTATCTTTGTTTCTATTATTTCTTTCTTGCTGTTATTCTTTATTACTAAGTCATTCGATTTTCGAACGTTCGATTTTCCCATCGTCGCATTTTCGAACGTTCGATTTTCGAACGATGGGTCTGTTAGTTTATATAAATAAATAGTCCCTCCCTCTTCTTTATTCAGCCTTTCTTTAGACAAGAACCCCGCGTCGCATAGCTCATTAATGCTGTTGCGAACCGACGCCTTGCCGTCTTTATTTTGTGAACAAATCCTGTCAAGAGAAAACACCCAATCGTCGGGCTTAGATTGCATATAAACATAAAGCCCCTTAGCCTTTAAACTTATAACAGGGTCGTTTAGTAGTTCGTTAGGTGCCTGCCCAAAGTGTCCGCTTATTTTAGTCTTGCTCATAAGATTAATTTATTAATCGGTGTCTTTCTCATAAGATTTATATCAATTTTAGTATTGCATTAGCCTTGTCAATAGAGTCCACTAAGTCCTCTACTTTATTAAGGATAATCTCAAACGCTGGCATATCAGGTGTTGCGTAGCTTAGGACTCTTGCCCATTCATCTAGCTCCCTCTCTCTGTTAACTTTTATTAGGGACAAAACCGCTCTGTCGCACTGCTGATGCAATGTAGACGCCCCTACAAAGTTAACATAGTAGGCAATGTCGCTTTCAGACAAAGCCATCTTACTTGTCCTTAATTTTCTCGCAGGAGACAATGTTCATGATAGGTATGCCTATTAGCTTGCCTTCTGGGTGCTTGGGGTTAGTGAACCACATTGTCCTGTAGTTATCTGACGCGTGTCTAAACTCTCCCTCAATGACCTCCTCTATGCTATGTAGTAGTAAGTACGTCACACGATAGCGAGCCTTCCTAAACGAGTCCTTGTCCTCGCAAATCTCCTTGATGTTTACGTTGTGTCCCTGTATTTTATAGATACATAGTAGCCTGTGGTCTTTTCCTGTGTCCCAAATCTTTCTACGAACCCCGTCTACAACCTTAGTTACTTCTGTCTTAGTTCCTCCCATGTAGGTGAACTCTACTTCTCTGTTAGTGTTGAACATTTTTTTTGTTGTTTAATCGTTAGTAATCAATCTTCCTTTTGTAGTATATAATCTATTGTTAATGGCTTCGGGGTATATGTCCTCGGATTGTAATGTCCCCGACTCTTTGTATACATTCTCGTAGCCGTTCCATTCTAGCATCCTAGCATCTACTTGTGATGCGTTTAATGGCTCCTGCTTGAAGGTTCTTTCGGGTTCCTTTAGAATCGTATTGACCCATATAATTAGAGCCGACACAAGCAATATTGCAAAGGCTATAGCCTCAATGATTAGTCTCTTGTTCATAAGTTTAATTCATTTTCTGTTTTGTTTATTAGTTCCAACTAAGTGGGCGGTAGCCATCAAGGTGAATAGACACATCAACCCAAAGACGCATAGGTCATTCTTAAATGCTTGGTCTTCTGTGATGCTACACCCTACAAGGGATGCGATGAACGTGATTCCAGATGTCATTAGTAATGTTTTCATAATAGTACAATTACATAGTATGCGAGTGCCACAAAGAATATTGCCACGACACATTCTATTAGTTCCGAATAGGTGTTATCTTTTTTCATTTTACAAACTTGATTGTCATAGGTTGAGCCGTTCCGTCTTCGTAGTCCTCTACAAGTACCTCAAAGGAGTCGTTATAATCTACGGTTAACTTAAATGTCCTGTCTGCTAACGAGAAGTAAGACACGCTTGGGTAGTCAAATGGATTGTAGTCAGTAACTGAACGCTCCTCTACCTTATTAATCCTTGCTGATATAGCTATCGTGCAAATAAATGGATTAATATATAATACTAATTTTGTCATTACTCCTCTTGTTTTTTTAATATTTAAGTCCTTTAAAATCTTGTTTAAGTCATCCATTGGATTGTCAAACATTCCGTCTAGTGCATGAATCATAGCCTTGAATTTAATTTCTCTATCTTATCTAAAAGTTTCTGAGAGTCCTCGTTTGATTTGATTATTAAATTGTCGTATTGCTCACGTAGTAGATAATACTCAGTGATAAGTACATCCACTAGGTCGTCGGTGTACATCCTAGCTATTGAATCAATTGAGTGAGCCTGTGTTTCTGGGAGTGTGCATTCCATAATGCAGTCGATAATCTTTGTTCTTTGATTTGTCATTATTTTCTTTGTTGGTTTAGTTGAATTTAAATTTACTTGTTTGTTTTAATATATTACCTAATTTGTAGACGAAACCACTGATTGTGCCGACGTAATAGGATATTCAATCCTAAACTTGGTGGCGTACCTAATGACCCAATCTAACTGCTTGACTGATATCATCTCAGGAGCATAAAAGTAGATGTCGCAAATCTTTTTGATTGCGTGGTCTTCTGGAGTCTCATTCTTCGTGTACATCCGACGATACGCAAACCTACTGATTATGTAGGCATAACTAGTCTTCATTTTAAGGTCATCGCCTTCGAATATTTCTCTTACATTCATTTTAGTATACGATTGCCTATACATCGAGAGGTCAAAGTTGAT